TAGGAAACTGACGATAATATTCGTTTAAACCGTCTTGATCATCTTTTAAACCTTCTACTTCATTTTCCCAATACTCTATTACTCCTTGAACTATTGGGTCTCCGTGAGGGCCTCTAACATCTTCTGCTGGGGTTTCGAATACAGGAAATCCATAAGAATCAATGTATCCTTCGTAATTCCATTCCATAGGTATGAACAAAGAATATAATCCTGAACGAGTCTGTCCGTTGGCGTTTCTTTCGTTGACGTTTGAATCATTATATAATTTTTTAAAATTATCACCACCTTTGTCTAAAGCATTTGATGTTGAACCCATCATACACTTACCTATAATTCTAGAACCTAATCTTAAACAGGTTTTAGTTACTCGCCAGTTGTTTAATATGTTAGTAGGTTTTTCCCACTTACCACTCTCATCATGTATTAATAACCTAAGTTTCTCACCATCATAAGAGTTATCTCCAGTATTTTTCCAGTCAATAGTTGTATCAAGTCCAGATAATTCTTTTGATTTTTCGTTAGTATCTAACTTCTTTCTAGTTAACTTCGTAGATGGTACTCTATAAGCTAACTCTGTTTTAGGACGATCCATACCGTCTTGTATAGGTTTAAAGAAAAACGGATAGTTAACTGATATCGGTACAACTTTGTCTGTAAACATTTTTTTAGCATCTGGTCCAGACTTTGATAATATACCAAATCTAGCATCTCTTGTTTTTGTAGCCCAGTTTACTATTTCTCCTGAACCCATAAAACTAAAACCAGAACGTCTGTTTTTTAGATAACACATACCGTATGATCTGTAATCTGCTTTACAAGCTTCCCAGAATATAAAGTATAATCTATTCGACTCTCTAAAATCTGGTTTACCAATATCTATTTTAGACCACTGTAAATACATATAGTGTGATCCTGTTATATATGATGGTTTATCTTTATTGATGAACCAAAAACCATTAGTACGCCTATCAAATTCTAAATCTATATAGTCGTACCACTTTTCTTTAAATTCTATAGGATATTCGTCCCAATCAAATACAGATTTTATCTTACTTAATTCTTTAGGGTACTCAGAAGCTGTCCATCTATTGTTTTCAAACTCAACAACATCTTCAGCTAGTGGTAACGCTATTTTTAAATTCTGTATTTCGTACACTTCACCGATCTTACCGGTTCTAGATATAACAACAACGTCGTGTTCTTTATTATATCCGTATTCCCATTTATTATACCTATTGTTCTTTTTTACAATATTAGGTTTTATATGGTTTTTTAGTACTTTTACTAAGGTCTGTTCGTACATTACTTAAACCTCCCTTCTGCAAAACCTTTGAAAGTTTTTTCTTCTTTCTTAGGTTTATCTTTTTCATTAAGCTTATCTTCCTCTTCTTCAATTCTAGTTAGTATTTCAAAAGCATCGAAAATAGCTAGTTTTTTTGTAGCTGCAGCATTTTTTAATCTATCAGCCGTTATATCATCTCCAGAATCAACAATAGCTTCTTTAGCTACTTTAATAAGTTCTTCAACTGCTGCTTGCCCAGCTTGGATTATACTCCTCTTCGTTTCCTCTGTTTTCATACTTAATTACAATATCATTAGATTTCATACAATAAACTCTTTCATCATCTATAACAAAATCCCATTCACTGTTCGGTGTAAACCCAACAACGTCACCAGGAGTTATTTCTAAGGCTTCTAAGGACTTATTACCTATTTTTAATATACCAATAAGCTTTTGTTCTTTACCTTCTTTAAAAGAGTCTTTATTTTTAAGCGGTATAACGAAACATCTGTCTCCAAATGATTTCCAATTACCACTGTTACCATACAGATAAATTTGATCTGTCGCACAAAAGAATAGCTCATCATCAAAATTTGATCTACTCTTTTTTATATTACCTCGTATATCGTAGAATATTCTAAACACATTGTGATGTATAACTACAATATCTCCTTTTTTTATATCTGTTTTAAATGCTTTAGGCGTAGCTACGACTTCTGCGTAGTTATTTACAGCTTTAAAGTTTTCGATGCTTGTATTAAGTATCAAACTCTTATCACCAACCTTTTTAGTGTTATCATATTTATCGCCAACAGGTTTGACAATAAAATCATACAAACTCTCCATTAATACTCAAGATCATACTCAACAGAGATTGCCATGTTAGAATTAAACTTCTTCCATGGCATAACCTCGTTGTTTTTCTTTATATATATACTATAAGAGTTCTCTTCTTCGTTGTGAAGTATAACATCTATTACGTGACCTCCGTAAACACCTTGGCCAACTGAATAATGCATTGCATCATTCTTGTAATCAGAACCTATACTTATTTTTCGTATAATAGAGCTCATGACTACACTTTTTCTAGGGTTTGAGCTTCTTTCTCAATTACCTCGTAATCTCCAGTCTGTAAGTCGATATTAATATCTCCGTACTTACTGTTTAGTCCTGTTCGTAACTCACCCAGTTCTTTATTTGCGTTAGCAAAAGCTGCAACTAATTCAGATTTTATTAGCTCGTTGTTACCTAACTCTATTTTTATTCCGTTCATCTTGTTAGATATACCTTGCAGTAGCTCTAACTCTTCTTTTGTTATTTTACTCATTTTTAATTTAGATTTAATTTAATTAATTGTTACTGTTAGTGTTATGATCACTTGTTATAAAATATTTTACTATTTCTTATTGTTACGTATCTTTTCTAAAGTACGAGCACCAAAATAACCACCATAAACTAACATAAGTAAGTTGCCTAGTAAAGATACCCACTGTTCTGAAACAACAAAACTGTCTAAAGCACTATCTAGTATAACATACACAAACAAACTAACTGTTAAGAAAGCTAAGCTCAGTGGCCTAACGTTTTTACTTAACCAAGAATCACTATTCATGTCAGAGTTCCATCTCTTAGATACTTCTTGCATCTCTACAACATCTTGTTCTAATTCTTTAACTAACATATGCTTTTCAGCGTCTGTAAGTTCTTTATCAACTGATATTGCTTTTAATATATCCGACACTTTACCTCCTGTGATAGCATCGAATACTGGAGATACCTTCTTACCGGTACTTACTAATCCTCTTAGCAAGTTACCGAAGAAAGTACCTTTTCCATTATTTTTTAATTTTCTATCACTCATAATTCAACTTCTTATTTTTTTAATGGTCTTTCCATTCTTGCACCAGGAGTGATTGTTACTGATCCTGATCCGCTTCTCGCATACATTCTATAGCTACTAGAGTTTCTAATAGGTACTATTCTATTATTTGGATGCATTTTTCTTAATCTCTTAAGAGTGTTGGAATCATTAGGACCATTAACTGTTTTAGTAGTTCTTTTAGTTGTTGTTTTTTTAACTACCTTTTTTGGTGTTTTTTTAGGTGTTACTTTTTTAACAGTTGCTTTTTTAACAGTTGCTTTTTTAACTACTTTTTTAGCTGGTTTTTTAACTGCTTTTTTCTTTTTGTAATCTGGCATAATTGTTTATTTTTATTTTTATTATTGTTATAAGCGTTTTGATATGCTACGCATTCCTGTTGGTCTTGTTGTTCTCAATTTTTTTCTCTTGCCTAACTTCTCTTTAAGATCTCTGATTCCCGTCGCTTTTCTTGGTTTGCAGTAGTTACACTTTTTAGCCACTCCTTTTTTACAAGTACATTTCATAATTTATTGTTTATATATTTATTACTAATCTAGAACCTACTACAACACCATCTTCTTCGTGCTGCTTTTCCTCTTTCACCAGTCCAACTTTTTGATCTAGAACAGAATGCTTTTTGTCTTTTAAAAGCTTTAGTTCCAGCTTTAACTTTACAATTTGTTACAGCTGTTTTAAGTTTACTACCAGGGTTTTTCTTTCTATACTTTTTAACACCTGCGGCTGTCATACCAGCTCCTTCTTTAACTGTTCTAAAGTTTCTGCTTTTACCTTTCGTTGTTTTTCTTATAGCCATATTGATATTGTTATTATTTGTATTAACCAACAAACTAATGTTGTTAATCGAGGGTATTTTAAATTTTCAACTAGAGCTATGCCACCTAATAATAATACTAGTACTGACAAAAGCTTATCGTTTAGTACAGCCAAGTTACATCTTGGTCTTTATCAAAATCCATATCAACATGTATAAATGTTTTAGCTATTCCTATGCGGCTTAACCCAACAGATCTCAGAGCATCTAATATTAAACCTCTCTGTCTACTGTTAGTAGCTTTTATATCTACAGCTAAGCCTTTTAAATGTGAAGAAGTTGGCTTTCCACCTACCCTCTTATTATCCTCTTCACTTCTCCATGCTGAGTTGATTATAAATGGAATTCCTGCATACTCTCTAGCTTCATCTAGACGCTGCAAGAAATCTTCATTCATGTTTAGTTCGTTATTTTTAAAATATTTACTCATTTTTTCAATTTAATCCACTTAGCTATTGTGTATCCAATACTCACTAGTATTAACAATATCTTAAGTGAAGTCTCTAATTCTGTTAATTGAGTTATGCTCAATGTACTTATATTTAAAGCGTATAGATCTATGTCTTTCATTTTCTGTATGTTAGGTTTTTAAACTTACCGTTTAGTGATTCAAATGTTGTTAACATATCCCTGGGTAATAAATCAATACCCATTGACCACATCTCAAATACAGCTAACATCAGTTTAAAATTAGTGTTATAATTATCGTTGCTGAATATTCCGTTTATTCTGTTCTCGAAAGAAGCTACTACGTCATATCTAAATTTTTCAAACAAATGTATAACATAATCTATATCATCTCTATCAACACCTCTAAGATCCCACTCTTTTTTAACTGCCCTTATGTAATCTTCATGCATAAGGTTTTGTTGATCAAAAACAAGCTTCTTTAAAGCGTTTTTACTCATGGAATCTATATCAGGTATTTCTATAATAGCCTTCATTCTCTTAGAGCAATGGTGCACCTTGTGTTTAGTAAAGTCAAAACACATTAAAGTTTTAACTCTGTCAAACTCTTTACCGGTGTAGAACTTCATTGTACCAACCTCGTTTTTGACTCTAGTCATTGTAGGAAAAACATCGTGATTAGTTAGACTTACAATCTTGTATTTAGTACTCACTTCTGCAGAGTAATACACTGTCTTCACTGCTTTTATTATTTGACCTTTAAATATAAAGGCTAGCATGAAGACTAATAGTATGATACTCAATAGGAATGGATCATCTATAGCTTTTATTATAGTAATAAGTACATCCATATCTCATTACATTTTACCACAGTCACAATCATCTTCCTTAGGTATACCTTTGAAAATGTCGTTAGCTAAAGCCTGTGATTCAGGTTTAAAGCTTTTTATTTCTGATCTACTACCGTTTTGTACGCGAGTGTTGTATTTTTCTTGTAACTTAGAGTATAAGCCTCTTGCAACTGTTTGAATCATGGTTATCTGTTTTTGTCTTTGTTTACGTTTCTTATAGAGTATCTCAAAACCTTATCAGTATACGTTTTACCGTTCATAATACTATTTCTTCTACTCGTTGGTATGTCCTCCTCACCTAGCATTATTCTGTAAATTCTCTTTATAAGTTGCTTTGCTTTGAAAGATACCTTGTATATATGATATTTCTGAGTAGTTCTGTTTCGTTCCCTCCACACAACTATCCAACCTTCTTTTAGCAACCTATTCCACCTTCTGTTATCCCAATGAAAGGAGTAACAACCTGTTTTGAAATCTTGTTTAGTAAACATGTCCATACAGTCAAGATATATAAGAAGTTCCATTTCAGCATCGCTGAGATTGTTATTTTTGCAAGCCCACTTTCTAATTATCCTGTAGTGCTTCATCAAATTCAACTGCTTAATATCATCTGCATCTAAACGTCTCATAACACTACAACTATGTCTTGCATTTTTATAACTTGAAAAGATTTACCTTCAATCTCTATAACATGACCAGCGTGTCGGTCATAATATATTAGATCACCTTTTTGTATATTAGCTGCAATTGCTTCTGTTCCAGGCGAAACAACTGTTGCTTTAATATAACGTATATCTTCCCTTTGTTTTTCAGAAAGAAGTAAACCGCCTTTAGTAGCGGTTACTCCCTCTTTTAATTTTTCTATTATTAAGTTTCTACCTATCGCCTTCATTTATTCTAAGATTATTAATTACACAATCAGTTGATAAAATCGTTGTTGCTACTGATGCTGCATTTGTTAATGCACTCTTTGTAACCATCAATGGGTCAATAATTCCGCTGTCAATCATATTAACAGTTTTACCAGTAATAACATTAAGACCTCTATTACGCATTTTAGGTTGCTTATAGCTTTCTATACCCGCGTTTCGTAATATTGTCTTAAATGGCGCCTTAACGGCCTCTATAAGAGCTTCTTCTCCTTTTGTTTCGGCAGAAACATTTTCTGATGCATTTAATAAAGCAATTCCTCCACCTGGAACAATTCCTTCTTTAATAGCTGCTTTAGTTGCACAGACAGCATCTTCTACTCTGTCCATTTTTTCTTTAAGCTCTAACTCAGAATTAGCACCTACTTTTACTACAGCTATTTTAGCTGATAGCATAGCTAATCTTTTTTCTAACTTAACAACTTCCCAGCTTTTTAAAGCATCGTTTGATAATTTATTTTTTAAGTCTTCAATTATTTCTTTAACTTCATCGGTAGAATCAGCTACTTCAATAACAGTATCAGAATGAGATGTAATACTTTTTAAACAACTACCTAAATCATCTATAGATATTAAATCCATATCATCACCTAAATCTTCATTTATAATGTTAGCTCCTGTTAACATAGCTAAATCTTCTAACATCTCTTTTTTACTAACACCATATGTTGGTGCGTTTATAACATTAATCTTTATGTTACCTCTTTTTTTATTTGTAGCTAGAGTTGATAAAACACCTTGTTCTAAATCGCCTATTATAAGCAAAGGTTTATTGTTTTTTATTACATACTCTAGCACAGTTTGTATCTGTCTTATCGTTTCAACCGGTGACTCTAATAATAATACTAATGGATTATCTAATTCAGCTGTCTTGGTTTTTTGATTTGTTATAAAGTGAGAATTGGTTAAACCTTTGTCGTACTGAACACCCTCTATAAGTTCTGACTTTGTTTCTCCGTTGTCTGATGTTTCCATCATTACAATACCTGTGTTATCTACAGATCTGAAAGCGTCAGCAATTATCTTTCCTAGTTCAGTATCGTTGTTTGTAGATATAGTAGCGATTTGATCTATCATATCCCCTTTAACTTCTACAGCCATATCCTTTAACTGAGCTATAATCTTTTCAGTTGCAGAATTTATACCATCTTTAATCTCTCTAGCGTTTTTCTTATCCGATACTTTATATGCTTCTTTTAATATAGCGTGAGCTAAAACTGTTGCAGTTGTTGTTCCATCACCAGCTTCCATAACTGTTTTTCTTGAAGCTTCCTTAAGTAGCGTTGAACCCATGTTTTCTACTGGATCTAGTAGAATTATAGAATCAGCTACTGTTACACCATCTTTAGTTATTATTGGTTTGCCTGTTGAATCCTCTAACATAACGCATTTTCCTCCTGCACCTAACGTAGAGCTAACTGCTTTAGCTAATTTGTCTATACCATTGAAGACTTTGTTTCTAGCTTCGTCTCCGAAGTTTAGATTTTTTACAATCGATTCTGTCATTTTAATTTAATTTAATTTTTGGTTTTAATAAAATAATGGTTTAATAATTAATCTCCAAATAATTGTTAGAGATAAATAGTATGCTAAAAATGTTGTTAACATACCTGCTGTGTATATAAAAAACAATGAAGTGTTGTTAAATTTTTTCATTACTTTTTAAATGTTTTTACTACCTTTGGGCCTTTTGCAAACTCTACTTTAGTACTGTAGTGCTCTATGGTTTGATCAATAGCGGCTTCAGCAGCCTCAACTGATTCTCTTCTCGTTACATCATACCACATGTCAGGGTCTTTCATGTCTTGACGTTCTGTTTGGTAATATCCGTTTGGTAACTGTACGATTCTCCAGTTTTCTTTTTGAGCTATAAACTTGTATAACTCTAAACGGTCTTCATCTGGTTGCGGTTGACTAGACCACGTGTTAGTCGAATAAAATAGTTTCATGGTTTTGGTTTTTGTTATTTTATGGTATTATCACTTGTAAATATAAGTTTTTACTAATAAAAAGTAGTGACACTAGCGTGTTAAGTGCCACTACTCTGTTATTTATATTAACTTAATCCTGGAATTGATACATTCACAATATCACTAGCTGTCATGTTGTTAAACACCATCTTAGTGATACTACTATCGCCATTAGGATTAATATCATTTCTAATACCACTACTAAAACCATCTATAGTACCATCACCCATTAACCACGTAAAGTTTGACAGATAACCGTGTTCATAACCAGCAGGATTATAAGTACCTGTATTAGTACCCGTGTAAACTCTAACTAATTCACCATCTCTATAATCATCTTCCCAACCTTTAGGGTCTGTAATCATTAATTTGATTTCAGCATCAGAAGGCATAGCTATCTGCGTATTAGCATACTCTGTTATTCTTAAAGCAGTTATAACCAT